CTGTATTTGTAGTTTGAATGTATGCAGTAAATGTAACATTTTGATTAACTACACCGTAACGTTGGTCTGGAACTACACCAAGAATGACATCCCCAGCACCCGTAGTATCAGACAGGTAAGCGTCCGGGTTAGCGGCATACCCATTACGTCCAATGTACAATGCTTCCAATCCATTAGGAGCATATGCTTGAACTAGGGAAGCAGTTACTCCATCGTATTTGACTAACCCGGAGCCTGTAGCAAAATACATTATGCTCCCAACTTGAACCGCTTCAATTGGACGAACATTCTGAAAACCAGTAGCCATGTCTGTAATTGGAATGTTCGTGTATAAAGTTCCTTGGACTGTATACAATTTACCATTCACAGCAACTATGTCCTGTCCGCCAGCTAGGTTATTGTATTTAAATCTACCCTGAGTGTTACCAGTAAGAGTAGGGTTAGGAGCATTCGTTTCCTTGTACCCACCCCTTGCTTCTAATACACCACCAGCTTTGATGTTTGCATTTTCAATTAGTATAGATTGGTCATCCTTTAGTTTTTCTGGATGGGCTTGCGGCACCATACCACCACCGAATGAGCCAAATACTTCAATTTTCTTTTGTGTAGTATTTACGAAATAAGGCTGTCGTGCCATTTATCATCACCTACCAGTTCCACCAAGAGTAAGGTGGTTGATTTAAGTCCCCGCTATCTTCAAAGATAACTGTAATTTTATCGTTTACAGTTAACGTCAATCCTTTAAATGTAATTGATTTCAAACGTCCGTTCAGTGTGTAGTTGCTTGGGTCAACTTCAACATCATTTTTATACACAGTGATGTAGTTGAAATAAGCACCATTTGGCATACTTAAATTGTACACCATTGTAGTTACATTTGTCACTACGATTTGCTGGGTATTTTTATCTTTGCGGTAACTTGGCGGCTTGACCATATCCCTTTGCATATCCATGAGCATGTCATTGAATGTATTCATGAAGTACGTAGACGATTGAAAATCTGCGTCTGATTCCCTGTATTTTGCATTGGCAAAGATAACAAGTGCTTCATGATATCTGTCATCGAATTCTGGTATATACGTAGTTGGTTTACCGCTCACTCTTGGAAAGTTAGTCTCCAATGCTGTATTGATACGGTCAATAGCAGAGTCCAGCCAGCGGTCAATCTGTGAGTCTTGGATACTTAAATCCTGTTCAGCCAAGTCTTTCACATATGCTCTTAGTTCTGATAATTGCATGTTTCTCCCTCCTTATTTTAAAAAAGCCCCCTATAAACTAGGGAGCATTATGGTGCCGCATATCCTTGGACGTTCGCATATACAGCCGCACCAGTCGTAATACAGGCTATATTAATGGCGGCGTTCGCTGTAGATTTAAGTGGATTGAAGAATGTAATGTCTACTGGAGCAGTCATATTAGCTGGCAAGAATGTTCTCCAGATAATAGTAACACCATCCTTAATAACGAATTCTGTTGCCACCGTTCCAGCGTTGATTAATTGAATATTGGCTACATAGTTTCTGATACCAGAACCAGCCGCCGCTTTTGCTACTTTATCAGCCGTATCAATAATACCACCAGCAAGTGCAACATAAGACCAGTCAAGTTCTGGAATAGAGAATTGCTTCACTACTTGAACACCTACTGTAGTAGCCGCCGCTGGTACGTTTGAACCGTTTGATACAGCAGTTGTATTCGCTGTTCTACCTTCAATGTACATTTTACCCGCTAGTGGGTTATGGTTACCTATTGCGTTTCCTGCATTATCACGTAACGTCATTGTTTTCCCTCCTCATATTAAAAAGGGATGGGCAGTAGCCCACCCCTTTAAGGTTAGTTATTATGCGGCACCTGTACCAAGAGAACCGAACACTCCACGATAGTCACTGTAACCACAAGAGAAACGCATATAACCACGATATTTCGCTTGCATAGTGTCAAAGTCTTCTGTGTTCTTGAACTCTAAGCGTCTACGCCAGAAGAAGTTCAATTCTGCTACAGTTGGGTCAATCAAGAACCAAGCTGTGTTAGAAGTGAAGTAATCCATAACTACTACACGTAGGTTAGGGATTGTATTTTTATCGTTCGTGATACCAGAGCCAGTACCTTGTGCAGATACGTTAGTGGATTGAACGATTGTTTGTGCAATGAATTGAAGGGCTGGAGGAACAACCAAGATTTTAGGTTGAACTTGGATAAGAATGCCTTTGTCATCCACTTGGCGGCGAGTCTGGATAAGAGCCGCTTTTAGGTTACGGTCAGATAACGCACCGTCAGCCGCACCAGCACCGTCAGTGTTAGCCAAACGGTTAGACATTGTACCACCGTCTAAACGCTTGTGTGTTGCAGAGATTAATGGTTGACCATCAAATCCGTTTGTAGTGAATGCGTTATTGAAAATAGCCGCCGCATTCGTTTCGATTGTTGCTCTTGCTCCACGTGCAAGGGATTTTGTCCACTTACCGATTGTTCCGTACATTTCATCGTCAATGAACTTACGTTCAACTGTGAATCCTTTGGAGAATTCTTCGTGAATGTACTGCAATGGTAGAGTATCAGTTGGGTCTTCATACTGGATGGAACCAGCAGAATCCTTCTTATCCCACATACCGAAGCCGCCCATACGAAGGTCAGTTTCGATAGCTTTCTTTGAGTCTTGTACATTAAATACAGCAGAATACTGCTCTGGAACTTCTTTGTAAGTTTCTTGGAAAATCTTACGGAGTCCTGGTTCAAGTAAACGACCAAATGGTTGAGATTGTAACATCGTAGTTTCCCTCCTTAATTAGTTGTAGTTGGTTACACTAAAGTAACGAATACGAACTTTCCGTCTGGTGTGTAGTCAATAACTTTAACGTGTGGAACAGTTGTAAGTGAAAGGTCAGCTTGTTGGTCATTGTTGGCGTCAACAAAGATGTTGTAAGAAACACCGATGTTTGCAGGAGCGGCAGTTTGACCAGCTTTAACAGGAACCTTATAAACTCCCATTGCTTTGTCAGAACGAACTTTACCTACACCGTTAGGGTTTTTAGTAGCGTCAACAGCGTTAGCTACGAAAGAAGCGTTAGCGGCGGCATAAGGTTGACCCTGTGCTACTAAACCAGTAAACTCTTGTCCTTCCAAAAGACCTAATGAAGTACCAGTAGCAGTTGCGGCTAATACTCTACGCAATTTGCCCCCGGATAAGAATACTAGGTCACCTTTTTTAGCACCACCAGTACCGTAGTTAGCGGTAGTATCAAGTGGGTAATCCTTGATTACGCTAGTGCTGTCACCAGCTAAAGAGTAAGCGTATTGAAATGCCATAATTTGTCCCTCCTAATTATTTGAATTTATTATATTCTTCGTCCGTCATACCAAATGCTCTGGCAATCGCCTTTTCGTCAGCGGTCAGAGTAACGGCTGACTTAGAAGGTTTTCCATTATTCGGAGCAAGTGGAGTCTTTTTCTTACGTCCACTTTGAGTAGCTAGGTCATCTTGGACTTTGGCTTTAGCTAGATTTTGAATGATTTTCTTGCCATGTATTGCATACACAGCGTCCTCAAGCGGCATTTCCACGTTCTTAGCAACATTAAGGATGTAAGATTTAGCGGCGTCCAAGTCCTCTTGAGTCAAGAAATTGTATTCTTTCTGGAGTGCTTCCCCATCAGATTTGATTTTAGAATTCCATTGCTCAAAACGAATTTGATTGATTTGACGTTCAAGGTCTTGATTCTGTTGTTTTAACTCTCGTTGTGCCCTCAGAACTTCTACTGAGTTACCAGTCTTCTTGGATTCTTCCTGTAAAGCGGCTTCATCCATTTCCCTCTGGATTTGCTCAATAGGTTTGCCAGTCATGTCAGCTAAACGTTTAGCAAGCTGGAACTCTGGAGATTGTTCTCTTAATTTAGCAATCTCTTTTTGTAGACGCTCGTTAAATTCACGCTCTCTACGTTCTTTAGCAAACTTAGCGTTTTCCTCTTTTGACTGCTTCTTTTTGTCTGTGGCTGGAGGAGTTTCAACTTCCTCATTGTCATCGTCAGCGTCATCCTCAAGTTCTTCATCATCGGCTTCATCAAGGTCTTCATCTTCATCGACTTCTTCCTCAATGTCATCGTCTTCTTTGACAATATCATCCTCTGAATCTTTCTGTTCGTTTAACGCTTTGATTGCGGCAATAAGTTCATTTTCTCCCTCTGAACCTGTCAAATCGTCATCAAGGTTTTGTTCTAGGTTATCTAAATTTTCTTCTGGCATGGTTACTACCCCTTTCCCTTTTTACGCATGGGTCTGCGAAATTATAGATTGTAAGTTTCTGGTTTCCGCTCCAGAATGGCGAAAGTTTCTATATTTAATATAACAGAACGTTCGTCCACTTGTCTACATATAATTACTAAATATGTATGTTTTTTATCATGTATTTTGTAGTGGAACTAGGGGATAATAGAACTAGGGAAAATTTAAAGGGGGTGTGTGCTTTCTCTGGACGAATACATTGGGGGTTTGCTTTAATTGTGTGGATTCTTATACAAGTTGGTGTTGAAGATGTTTTTCTTAACCCTATTCCTTTTATTATTGGTTCTGTCTTTCCAGATTGCGATATACGCCAGTCCACTATTGGAAAGTTCATTCCTCTTTGGCTGGTTTTTCGTCATCGTGGTTTCACTCACAGTATTTGCGGTTTGTTATTATTTTCAGCCCCAATAGGTATTTGGTATTCATGGAAATGGTGTATTCTCTTTGCTGGAGGATACCTACTACATCTTGCCATGGATTCAAGTACACCAATGGGAATTAAGTGGATGTTTGGACATAAAAAGAGAGCCTACCGTTAAGTAGGCTCTTTGGGGGAGATATCCTCCAACATCTGAATTCTGCACGTTTTCATTATAACATACAATTATCCTCTTGTCATGTTTCCCATTGCAGTTGGTGATGTAGTTCCTTGTGGAGCCAAAGCACCTTGGTTCAACATCTGCCCAGCAGAACCTTGATTCTGACCAGAAGTAAATGTAGCTTGAATCATCTGCTGAATCATTGGGCTGATTTGCTGTTGTACTTGCTCCTCTGTAGCCCCCTGCTTTCTTAGCTGACTTGCTTGACCAACAATAGCCATGACCTGACCTTGTAACGCTTGAGCGTCCTGTTGCTTCTTATTAGCCCGGTCTTGTTGCATACGTGCCAGAATGTCTTCCTTATTAGGGAAGTCTTTCATTTCAATCCATTCTTCCACTGTAATACATGGAGGGTCAAACTGGAATTGCCCTTGCATTTGCATGAGGTTATCAGCTTGCTGGGATTTACTTGCCGCAGTAATAGGAGCCTTTGCGTACACATCAGAACGAACACGCCATTCTAAGTTTTCAATAGCTTCCTTGTTCACTGGTTTCCAAGTCTCAAAGCTGGCTGAACCATTCTGGGCACGTGTCATCAATGGACGTTCTTCCTGCCAGTATACAAGAATGAACTGTACAATGATATTCGACAAGTCTTCTACAAACTGGTCAATCTGTAGTGCTTTATCTCGGTCACGAATTGTAGAACGTTCAATCAATGAATCAACCCCAGTTGAGGTTGTCAAACTTCCTACAGATTCCCCGGTGTAGGATTCAGTGATACCAGCCATGTCTTTGATGTCCAGTTTCATTCTGTCTTCGATGTCAAACAATCCTTTTGGAATGTCTGGTGGTTGTAATGTCTCGACAGCATTAGGTACGTTTGAAGTCCATACTTTCCCAGCAAGCGTTCCTGTACGTGACATTTCTGCCGCATTGATTCCACTTTCACGTAAAACGACTCGTTGCGGATTTTGATGTAGGGTTCCAATAATACTAGCCGCTTGTGCAGTTTTATTGATAATCTTCTGGTTTTCCAACATGTCCATTGCTGTTGATGTTCCCCAGAAAGACAAATCTTCTTCTTCATCATAGAGGACAGCAAATGGATAGATTGATGGTTTAAAATCCTCAATACGATATAACAAGAAATCAGTGTTCCACATGAAATAAGAGACATCCACTTGCCATGCACCGTCTTTATTACGGTATCTTTCCCAGTGAATATGAACTGTAACCATTTCATCCCCTAGTTCCTCCTGTAAAGACATGTCTGACTTTGTAGTAGGACGGTCAAATATATCACCGTTCGCTTCGCTATCTCTTTGTAGGTCAGCCCACTCCAGCTTGGTCAATTTTTCTCCTGCATACTCCCGGAACATTGGGTTATTTTTAACATCACTGAAACTTAGCGGTTCAGTAATCGTCATGTATTTTGCTTCATTCAAACAATAAGCAGTTGGGTCAATGTAAAATCGTGCATTGTTTAACCGCTTTACTTTTATGTCATAGCGATACATCATGTTGTTTGGATTTTTCTCACCGAAGTATTTACCACGAATGTTTTCCTCTGCATACACATATGCTATAGAAGTACCATGCAGTAAAGCCCTATCCATGCAACGGCGTACCATCATAGGAACTTTTTGTTCATCCCATACATGGTCATATGCTTTTTGGATGGCACGAACTAATGGAGCATCAATTGGTGTCATTGGAATGAAGTCAGCTTGCGGTACGTTCTGTGCTAAGTTTGCCCGCTTAGTTGTACGAACGTACCGAATTAAGTTGGTGACTGGCTTTGGTAACCATACAGGTAACTGTACGCTATCCCATTGGCGTCCTCTGTCAAACATGTCAATCATTGCCCACATTTTATGATGTTCAGACATTCCTTGTGACGCATTGTAGTAACGGCGTTCAGCTTTATTAATTAACTTACGCTGGTCTTCTGCACTCATTTTGTCAGGCTGGTTAATGTCCTCACGTTCTTCTTCCTGCTCGGTTTCGGTATTTGGCATTTCCCCACCTTCATTACCCAATGGCGGTTTTTCTCCTCCACCCTGTTGCATTAAAGTGGCTAATTCTTCTGGATTCATTCGTTAGCACCTCCCGTTGTTGGTAAAATACCTTGCTCTTTCAGCCATTTCTTTGTTTGAGCGTCCACAAAATCCCATTCTTCTTTTGCTTGTTTCTCCTGTTCTGCCTTTATTTCAGCTTCGGTAGGTACTGGAACTGGAGGAAGATATACAATAGCCCGGATATCTGTAGTGCGGAATACGTCCTCACCCACCAATATAGCAGGGACTTCATTCGCCATGGCAATACTGACTGATTTTAATTCAGCCTTTGTCCAATCTACGATTTGATAGGTATTGTCGATGTACTGAATACGGTAATTGTATTTCTTAGCGACTGCCATTCTCATGCACCTTCTTTTGTAAGGCGTACCCTTCTAATTCCCAGATTTTATTTTCGATTCTGTCCATACAGATTTCATATCCAATGACTTCATCAAAGTTAGCCGGGTCTACACAGCTGGAAGATTCAGAGATTACAAATCCATTAGGCAGTTTAACTACAACTAATGTAGTCTTGTCAAAAAATTTAAAAACTTTTTTCTCTGAATTGGCTAAGATATCGTTAATCTGGTCTTGTGTAATTCTCACATTACTCATTAAAATCTCCCCTTTTCTCCTAATAATAGGCTAGATAATCCTCAAATTTCTCTGGAAGTTCATCGTCATACTCAATTGTATCATAGTTTCCATATCCTGCATACGATTTTGGTGGATTATAAGATGACAATTTTAAATGTTCTGGGTCATCTGGTAATCTCGCAATCATGTATCTCAATGCGTCACACAAGTGGTCATTTTTCTTCTCTGGTTTTTCATCCAGATTTTCGTCTGCATTGTCTATGTCCACTTCTGGATATGTGTACTGCAAGAGTTCTTTGATTAGGTTTACACAGGTCTTGTAGATTTTCAGTTTGCCAGCTTCGATGTAGGAGTTTACTTTAGCCAGTCCGTATTCTAAGTTGTTATTACCAAGTGCCCAGAATATGCCGTACTCCATAAAGTGAGATTGTATGTTTTTCCCGGAGATAACGTCATTCATCCTGTTCTTGATGGCAGGGTCAGCCACTAAAAACCTGAGAAGACCTGAGGGAATCTTATCAATCAAAGGTTTTAGTTTATTAGCGTGATAAGGTAGTGTTTTTTCAGCTACATAATACTCATTGAAAATAACTACTTCACCAGTTTTAGGATTGATGGCACCAAATGGAACAGCTGTAGGGTTACGTAAACCATAGTCCATGGCTACCATACGTTCCCAGTCTTTAGGTATACCATATTCGTCAGTATCTTTTGTAACTGGGTATGGGTCAATAAATGTATCTGCTATTTCTGGATATACCATACCGCTATTGTATTCAAAAGAACCTTCAAAGTATTTCTTTCTGTACCATTCTGGCTTACCAATGGTGTTCATTTCAATAAAGTTGGCTGGTAAGTACTTATTCAGTTCAGTTCTCCAGACAAATGTACGCATGAAGCGGTTATATTCGCTGTGCTGTGGATGTTTTGGGTCTTTACGTGCTTCATTGTCAACGAACACATCCTTAATCCATGTGTTAGCCGGGTTAGAACAAACAATGATTGCCTTGTTACGTGTGAATGGGTCACGCATACGGGATTGAATCTGTGTGTAGATGGATTTCTTGATACCAGAAATCTCCTCCACGTGTGCCAATCCTAAGTTTAAGGAACGTATTTTTTGTTCTTCGTCCGTTGCTACAATAAAGATAGTAAACCCATTGACTAGTTTGATAATTCCGTCAGTTTTATTATAGCTTTCAATGAGGGGAGGAGGACATACTTCTTCAAACCATGTCTTTAAAGTTGTCTTTTTCAACTGTCCCAAAGTCTGTGCCGCAAACAGACCGCTACCTCTTGGATTCTCTAAAGCCCTTAGAAGAAATTCCTCTAAGGTTGCTTTAGATTTACCAGAACCGTATCCACCGAATACAGCTATAATGTCAGTATCATCCTCTTGTCCTGTCTTAACTGTGTGCATTTCCTCTTGGTAATCCTGTGGGTTGTATGTTAACTCAATCGCCATACAGGAATTGCATTGTAGGTATGCAGGATGTTGGTCTGGAGGAGATACCATTTCACCAACTTTGCAGTTATAGCAAGTAGACATGTTTAGTTGCTACTAGGGTTACTACTCTGTTTTGATTGTGCGGCTTGTTTCTGTTGCTGTAACTTGGTTTCATGGCTTTCTTGCCCTTGGACTAATTTAGTCTGATGTTGTTGCTCTTGTTGTTGTATTTTTTGTTGCCCTTGTTGTGCTTGCAAATGAAGTTTCAATTCTGCTTCCTGTTTCTTCATTTCCAATTCCTGCTGTTTAATTTGCATATCCATTTCATGTTCTTGATATTTCAAATCCATTTCATGACGCATTTTCGCCATTTCCATTTCGCCACTGTTATTCAACAACTGAACTAGGGAAGATATGGCACCAGCCTGTTCAGCCATGATTTTACTCTTAACTTGTTGGTCTAGTTCCTTATCATTCTTAATTCCAATGGCGAAATCCATGTACTGCAAGATGACTTCATTTAACATGGATTGTGCGTCTGGTTCCTGAGGTTCTTGTGGTTCACCACCCATTTCAAAACCTTGTCCTGCGAATTGGTCTGGACTCATAACAGTTGGTTGTCCTTGTTGACCTTGCATGGCTTGATTAGCCGCTTCTGGATTTTGCTCTGGGTCTACCCCTGCCTGTGCTAATTGCTGGTCTTGCTGTTCCTGTAATTGCATTTGTTCCGGGGTCATTTCTGGTGCCCCTTGTGTCATTTGTTGTAATTCTTCTGGATTCATTTTAATTTACCTCCTATTTAATCATTTCTTTTAATTCATTCATTCCTTCTTCATATAACTTCATTACTTTATCACCATTCAACTTACCTTCATTATCAAGTTGTTGTGTCAATGCAGTAAGCATAGCTGAATTAGCCAAAATCAACGCTTGTAAATATTTAAATTTCTTTTTACTAATCCACATCATTGTACCCCCTGTTCTGGTCTTGGGATTCTATGCAACACTACGACTCTATTGGAATCCTGCTGGTTAAGGACGCCACTTAACTCCTGTACTTGTTTTGCGGCTTGATGGTTACCATCCAACGCCATTTCCACTAGTTCCTTAAACGTTTTACGCTGTGCGATTTGACTCAAGAACGCCATCTGCCCTTTAATGTAGTTCTTAGTTTCCTGCAAGTTTAGTAGAGCATACCACTGTTCAATGGAACCTAGGGAAGTTTCTTGTTGTAGTTCCTCCGGGTTTAGAAATAAGTAATCTGTCTGGGACTGGAACCTACCAGCCAGTGTCATAAGGATTGTTTTTTGGGGTAGTGAGTAGTCTGCTAGGGCATTCGATTGTTCAAGCATACTGGTAAGCATGGAGTATACCTCCTTTGCAATTATTTGTAGTTTTTTATTTTTATATATCTGTATTATACTTCATGTGCATGGGTGTAGTAAAGTGTTTTTTAGGGGACAACACCAAGGGGGTTTTAAGGTTTCCCCCGCACAGTTCCCGCCCGTAGTACGATTAGGGACTCAAGTTTTGAGCCAGACCGGGGCATACCCCTACCCCAATAACCACCCACCCTGCTCCCACCTGTAATGTAATCAGTTACAATACATGTCACCAGTCTGGTTACACCCTGCCTTGTTGGGAACTAGGGAATGACACAAAAAGTGTAAATATACACCATCAGCCGCCAGAATGCCAAAATCACCAGAAGCCCACATTTGCCCGCCATTGTACACTATTGCCGCCGGGTATCGTAGTATCTGAAAAATTAAAAGCCTGCATACGCCAAATACGTCATTCTGGCACACATATGCCTTTTTGAATTGTAGGTGTAAAATTACACTATTTGTGCTTAAATCATTATACTAAAATAGCATACACATTATAGTACAATAATAACGTTCACATTCACCACAAAAGTTGGCACGATTCTTGCATTAAAGACGCCGCCAGAAACCGCCGAAACGACTTTCTTCTATTAAATACACGCATGTAGTTTGTGAAGCATTTCACACATGTGAAACAATGTAGTGTGAAACAATCGCATAACCTACTACAAAAAGATGAAAAACTGCGATACAGTGAGATAAACGGAGATAATCGAAGGTTTTACCGTAAAAACTGCCCAAAACGGCTGAATATGACGGTTTAAAGGTTGTGACGCCCGTAGTAGTAT